TGGAGAAGTTTCGTAGTAGCATAAGTATGAAACCTAGAGGATTAGGCGATTCTATCGCACAATTCACACAGAAAACAGGTATTAAGGCTGCTGTCAATAGAATGGCTAGCAGTCTTAATAAACCCTGTGGTTGTCAAAAAAGACAAGATTATTTAAACAAAAAATTTCCTTATAAACAATGAGAATAAATTTAAAAAGATTCACAATGAATTCTCCTCTAAAAATTGATAACACTCCTGTGTATCAAGTGGATTTAGGTGAAGGTATATTAGGTAAAGGAAATAAAAATGGGACTATATTAGTATCAGATAAAATAAAAGATCCCGAAGAAAGACAAAGCATTATAGACCATGAAGGTGTACATATAGATCAAATTAAAAGAGGAGACTTAGATTATGATGATGAAGCTGTATACTGGAAAGGTAAAAAATATTCTAGAGCAGAAATGGATGAAGGTAATCCAAATCTACCTTGGGAACAAGAAGCGTATTCAAAAACAGATAGTTACGAAAAATATTAATCATGGCGTATATACAAAACAATCCTTTTTTAAGGAAAGAATCAAAAAAAGAACTTGAAAAAGTTGTAAGTAGTGAAGACCCACAATGGGTAGATGATCCAACACGAAACCAGGGAACATATACATTAAATCCTGATTATGACGTTTTACGTAGTAGAGAAATTCAATCACCTGATAATTACGTGAAATTGCCAAATGATGAAAGGTCTTACCTCAGACCAAGAGTAATAAAAAACTTAGAAGGTGGACCAGGTAATAGATATGACGAAATACCTACTTTTGAATCGCTTGAACCAAGTGAAAACGAAATAATGGATAGAGCTAACTATGAATTATTGAAGAAAAATGTTGGGGATTCTTTAGCTTTGGTTAATAAAGGTGATAACTGGGCAGCTGCTTCTATTTATGGAGATGATTTAGGTAAAGATGCTAGATCTCTAACAACAATGGATGAATTAAATAGTCATACTGCTCACCTTATGAATAATTTAAGAGGTTATTCAAATACTTCTGGAAATTATAATGCATCGGATGACTGGAATCAATACGATACACTTAGTCGTGTAAAACCAGATTCTGATTTTGCTAAACAAAATCCTAATTATGTAGGAAGCGATAGAGGTCAATCATATTACATAGAAGGACAAGGCGCTGGTTCTACTGGTTTCTCGGGAAAAAGATTTATAAGTAGAGATGAGGCTGGTAAAAAGTTGAGAGGCATGCGTAATTTGAGAAAGAATATTGCAGAAAGATAATGTCAAAAAAAAAATTTAAAGATACCACCGTTGGTCAATTATTATTTGGCGCGGCATCTGTAATCAATCCTACATTAGGAAATGTATTACAAGGAGTAACATCCCCTAAAGAAGCAATAGAAGCAATAGCAAAATCTGATGCTCCTTTAGATGATAAAATAAAATTACAACAATTAATATTTGAACAACAGAATAAAGAAATAGAATCTATTACTTCAAGATGGAAAGCAGATTCAATGTCTGATTCTTGGATGTCTAAAAATGTACGTCCATTAGTTTTAATATGGTGTATTGTTGTATTTTCTTTTGCGGGTATACTAGATAGTATAGAACATATTCCTTTTCATATTAATGATATTTGGAATGATACTTTCGAGAAAGTCATGATGGCGGTCGTCTTAGCCTATTTCGGAGGTCGCACAACTGAAAAGGCGACTAGTATATTCAAAAAGTAAAGATCACTAAAAATCGGTGATTATACTTTAGAACAATTAAATTAAATTAAATATTATGAAAAACTTATTATTAAGTTTATTTATGCTTTTTAGCATAACTATACAAAGCCAAGAATTAAGCGACAAATTAAGAGGAGCTTGGTCAAGTGAAAAAACGAGTTACTATGTTGTTATACTGCATGATGAAGAAAGAGGTTATGAAATAGTTAATTTTTCTTTTGCAGAAAATCAAACATTAGAAGAAAAAGTTGTAGAAGAAGGTAAAAATTATATAAAAACCAAACTATACAATAAAACTAATAAATTTCAAACAAATATTACTTATACTTTTGTAGATGGTGAACTTCACTGTAAATTTGGAGATGAATCAAATAAAACTACAGTTTATAATAAATATTGGTTAATGACAAATTAAATTAAATAAAATGGAAAATAAAATTACAGCTGAAGAGCTAAAAGAAATACAAGAATTACAAGCTAATCTATATAAACTCACTACAGATATAGGAGTTTTAGAAACCCAAAAACACGCGGTTTTACATGAACTAGCTGGCGTGAATCAAACTCAAGAAGAATACAAAAAAGTATTAGAAAATAAATACGGTCCAATAAATATAAATTTAGAAGACGGTAGTTTTGAAGTAGTAAAAAAAGAAAATGAGTAATGTAATAAGAAAAATCAGTATTGGTGCTGATTATAAGAATGAAGCAATGCATTATTCTGTAGGTCAACAAGTATATGGAGGACATGAAATTTCTCATATATTGTTAGACGAAAAAGATAATTCTTACAATATTTATATAAAGAAAAACAATGAGGTATTGCCTTGGAAGAAATTTAATTCTAACATGGCAATATCTATTGAATATGATCTTGAATATTAATGAAAAGCTTATACGATTTTATTGTAGAACCTTTAGGTGATAGATATGCAAATAATAAAAAAATAAGTGAAAAGAAATTAATTTTAAATACTAAAATTGAATCTTGGAAATTTGTTAATAGATTTGCTAAGGTTATATCTACTCCTGCAGCTATAAAAACACCAATTAAAAAAGGCGATATTATAGTTGTTCATCAAAATATTTTTAGAAGATTCTATAATATGAAAGGTAAGCAGCAAAATAGTAGATCTTTTTTTAAGAACAATATGTATTTTGTAGGTGTAGATCAAGTTTATTTATATAAGAATAAAGATAAATGGATATCTTTTGGAGATAGATGCTTTGTAATGCCTTTAAAAAACACCAATGATTTAAGCACTAGTAAAGAAGAAAAATGTGTTGGTATACTAAAAATAGGTAATAATACATTAGAGGCATCTGAAATTAATTCAGGAGACAAGATTGGGTTTAAACCTGGTGCTGAATGGGAGTTTATTATAAATAATGAACGCCTTTATTGTATGAAATCAAATGATATAGTTATAAAATATGAGTACAAAGGAAACGAAGAAGAATATAATCCAAGCTGGACAAGTAGCAGTCAAAGAGTTAATCAAAGTTGCTAAAGAACCAATTATAGATTTTGGACCTGATATTTCCGCGGATAGATTAAAGAACGCAGCAGCTACTAAAAAACTAGCTATATTTGATGCTTTTGAAATTCTAAATAGAATAGAAGAAGAAAGAAACTTATTAGAAGATAAACCTAAACAAGAGGAAAAGAAAGAGAAAACTTTTAAAGGGTTTGCAGAAGGGAGGTCTAAGTAATGTACGAACAAACTTTATATAAAGTATTACCAGATTACGTTAAACCTAAAATTCTTAAAAAAAACAATAAGTATAAAAAATGGGATTACGGGTATAATGAAGAGCATGATTTTGTAGTTATAAGTAAGACAGGTGAAATAGGTGAAGTATATGAAATACAAAATTTAAAAATAGCATTACCCAAAACTCCTAAAGAAGTACACAGGTTTGATGATAATAAATGGCAGAGAACGCCATTACCTAAAGTTCTTAAAAAAATTAAAAGCGTTTTTGAATGGGATAACTATCCTGAGGATTTCAAAGAAAAATGGTATGATTTCATTGATTCCGAATTTGTAAAACGTGAGGATGGTTTTTGGTTTTATAATGATGGAAAACCCACATATTTAACTGGTACACATTATATGTACCTTCAATGGTCTAAGATTGATGTTGGACCACCAGATTTTAGAGAAGCAAATAGATTGTTCTTTTTATTTTGGGAAGCTTGTAAAGCAGATACTAGATGTTATGGGATGTGTTATCTTAAAAACAGACGTTCTGGTTTTTCTTTTATGGCATCAGGTGAAACAGTTAACTTAGCTACTTTAGCTAGTGATTCTAGATATGGTATATTATCTAAAACTGGACCCGATGCAAAAACAATGTTTACAGATAAAGTAGTTCCTATATCAGTTAATTATCCTTTCTTTTTTAAACCGATTCAAGATGGTATGGATCGACCTAAAACAGAATTAGCATATAGAGTTCCAGCTTCTAAATTTACTAGAAGAAAAATAATAACAGGTGAAGTAGCTGCTGATCTTCAAGGATTAGATACAACTATCGATTGGAAAAATACAGGTGATAACTCTTATGATGGTGAAAAACTTAAATTACTAGTTCATGATGAATCTGGTAAATGGGAAAAACCAAACAATATTTTAAACAACTGGAGGGTTACTAAAACTTGTTTGCGATTAGGTAGTAGAATTATTGGTAAATGCATGATGGGTTCTACTAGTAATGCATTAGATAAAGGTGGTGCTAATTTTAAAAAATTATATGAAAGCTCAGATGTTACAAAACGAAACGCCAATGGACAGACTCGCAGCGGATTATATAGTTTGTTCATACCTATGGAATGGAATTACGAAGGATACATTAATGCTTATGGCTTACCTGTATTCGAAACACCAGAACAACCGGATGAAGATCCCCATGGTCAAAAAATTAAAATAGGGGTTTTAGATTATTGGAAAAACGAAGTAGATGGTTTAAGCGAAGATCAAGATGCTTTAAATGAATTTTATAGACAGTTTCCACGTACAACTAAACATGCTTTTAGGGATGAATCTAAAAACTCTTTATTCAATCTAACTAGGATTTATCAACAAATAGATTGGAATCAAGATCTTAAACATAGCAATGTAATTACACAAGGATCATTTCAATGGATAGGAGGAATAAAAGATACTGAAGTTATGTTTGTTCCAAATAAGAATGGTAGATTTTTTATATCTTGGGTTCCACCTCAAAGATTACAAAATAATATAATAAAAAAATTAGGTAGGAAATATCCAGGTAATGAAAACTTAGGAGCATTTGGTTGTGATAGTTATGATATATCTGGAACAGTAGATGGTAGAGGTTCTAATGGATCTCTTCATGGTTTAACTAAATTTAGCATGGAAGATGTTCCTCCTAATCATTTCTTTTTAGAATATATAGCTAGACCACAAACAGCAGAAATATTTTTTGAAGATGTTTTAATGGCTTGTATATTTTACGGAATGCCAATATTAGCAGAAAATAATAAACCTAGATTATTATATCATTTTAAAAGAAGAGGATATAGAGGTTTTGCTATGAATAGACCTGATAAAATTTATAATAAATTATCAGTAACTGAAAGAGAAATAGGTGGTATACCAAATTCAAGTGAAGATATAAAACAAGCGCACGCGGCTGCTATAGAATCTTATATTGAAGAGCGAATTGGATTGTTAGATGATCTTAATTATGGAGACATGTATTTCCAAAGAACATTAGAAGATTGGGCAAAATTTAA